CTTGGAGAGTTTCTTATATGAACACACATAAAATTATACTAGGCGATTGCATTGCAGGAATGAAAACAATGCCTGTGGGATGTGTTCAAACTTGTATTACGAGTCCTCCTTATTTCGGTCTTCGTGATTATCAAGGAGGAACAGAAGAAATAGGACAAGAACAAACACCCGAATCCTATGTTCAAAAAATGGTAGAAGTGTTTCGTGAGGTTCGTCGTATTCTTCGTGATGATGGCACGGTGTGGTTGAATCTTGGCGATTCTTATGCAAATAGCGGAGAATTCAATATCAAAACCAAAGATCTTATAGGCATTCCGTGGCGTGTTGCATTTGCACTTCAAGCAGACGGATGGTATTTGCGTCAAGATATTATTTGGCACAAACCAAATCCAATGCCGGAATCGGTAACGGATCGTTGTACCAAATCACACGAATATATTTTTCTATTGAGTAAGAAGTCTCATTATTACTTTGACCACGAAGCAATACGAGAACCCGCAGCAGAAAGTTCTGCTGCTAGAATGTTGCGAGGAGTTTCGGATACGCATAAAAATGTTAATGGTGCGCCAGGACAAACTGCACATAGTATGAATAAACCAAGACCACGAGCGTTTGGTGCAAAGACGCAAGAAGGAACTAAACGAGGAGATATAGGAAATACTTTTGTTGACACAGGCAAGCGAAACAAACGATCTGTATGGACTGTGACAACTAAACCGTTCCGTGGTGCACACTTTGCTACATTTCCTAAAGATCTTATTGAACCTTGTGTGTTGGCGGGAACAAGCGAACATGGATGTTGCTCTAAATGTGGTGCGCCTTGGAATAGAGATGTAGAAATAAAAAGAACATTTGAAAGTGGAAGTGGAAGAAGTGGAAACCTTCCCAAAGGAAAAAATGGAAATAATTTACAAGGCGGAGGAGAAACCAAAGACATCAGAAGAGGTCCTGTTTGTCATTCTAGAACTATTGGATGGGAGAAAACTTGTAACTGTGTAGATGCCGAAGTAATTCCTTGCACAGTCTTTGATCCCTTTACAGGAAGCGGTACAACTGCTATAGTATCACTCAAGCATAATAGAAATTTTATCGGTACAGAATTGAATCCTGAATATATTAAAATTGCAGAGGATCGTATTAGAACGGAAATACCACAAACATTAGAAGGAGTATTTGAAAATGAGTAAGTTTAAACCACTTGGAAAATGGGTATGTGTAAAATCAAATACCGGAGGTTCTGTTAAAACAGAATCAGGTATTGTATACAATGAAATAATCAAAAGTAAGTATATTTGGGGGACAGTTGTCTCAATTGGTGGTATACTTACGGAAGATATCTGTGTTGGAGATCGTGTTTTGTGGGACAGAACACAAAACAAAGGACAATCATACGAAGATAAAGATATGGTGCATCAAGATTGGATTGCGCTGGTAGAACGATAAAAGGAGACTCTGTGGATTTTTATACTAATGTTTCTGTTCGTGGAAATAATATTCTCTATCGAGGACATAGCAACGGCAGACGGATTCAACAAAAGATTCCGTTCTGTCCTACTCTCTATGTAAAATCAAACAAAGAAACAAGTGAATTCACCACTATTCACGGCAATCCTGTAGAACCAATTCCGTTCGAAAATGTATACGAGGCTCGTCAGTTCATCGATAAATATAAAGATGTGCAGGGATATGAAGTCTATGGCAACACTAGTTTTATATATCAATACTTATATAATGAGTTTCCAAACGATGTTGAGTATGATTTTTCTAAACTTCGTATTGCGAACTTGGATATTGAAACTTCTTGTGAGAGTGGCTTTCCTTCTATAGATAATCCTATTGAGAAGATTATTGCCATCACCATTACAATGGGCGACAAAACTCATGTCTATGGACTTGGTGAATTTCATGTAGAGAATGCAGAGTATTTTGAATTCGATGATGAGCGAGATTTGCTAATGGCATTTGCCAGTTTGTGGAAGACACTTGATCCCGATATTGTTACAGGATGGAATGTTCGATTCTTCGATATTCCATACCTTGTTGCTCGTATGAATCATCTTGAAGAAGGATCACAGAATGCTCTGTCTCCGTGGGGCAGACTTCGTGAGACTATCGTGAATCGTATGGGCAGAGATCAGAAGGCTTATACAATTGATGGTATTGCTACATTGGATTACTTGGAACTCTATCAAAAGTTCACATATACAAATCAAGAATCATATGCTCTCAATCATATTTCGCTGGTTGAATTAGGTGAAGAGAAGATGTCCTACGCCGAATATGAAACCATTCAAGAGTTCTATACCAAGAACTTTCAGAAATTCATTGAATATAATATGAAGGATGTTGCTCTTGTTGGTCGATTAGAAGACAAACTAAAGTTGCTTGAACTTGCCGTGGCAATGGCATATTCTGCTCATGTAAATCTTGAAGATGTTTTCTCGCAAGTCAAGACTTGGGATGCTATCATTCACCATCATCTTATGGCAAAAGGAATAGTAGTGCCACAAAAGAAACACATAGTAAAGGACGATCAATACGCAGGAGCATATGTCAAAGATCCGTTAATTGGAATGCACGATTGGGTTGTAAGTTACGATCTTGCGAGTCTGTATCCAATGTTGATCTGTCAATATAATCTGTCGCCTGAAACGAAATCGCAAATGAAATCCTATAAACGAGGAGATATTTCTGCGGAGTCTATCTTGAGTCACAATAGAGGAGAGATTACAAAGACTCGCAATGATTCTATGGAATATCTGAACAACGCCAAGAAGGATGTGCTTTCAATCGCCGCTAATGGTGTGGCATATACCAAGACTAAACAAGGATTCTTGCCTGAACTAATGGAAAAGATGTACGAGGAACGCAAGCAGTTCAAGAAGAAAATGATCGACGCACAACAACGACTCGAAGCATTGCCTCCCAATACGGCAGGAAATGTAAAGTTGTCTATTGAATATGAGATTTCAAAGTATAAGAACTTTCAACTATGCAGGAAGATTCAGTTAAATAGTTGTTACGGCGCACTTGGAAACGAGTATAGCCGATGGTATGATTTGGAACTTGCAGAGTCTATTACTCTATCGGGACAACTTCATATTCAATGGATTGCAGATGGCATCAACAAACTTCTCAATCGTATCTTAAAGACCGAAGGCGAAGACTATGTAATTGCTTCCGACACAGACTCTGTATATTTAAGACTCGGTAAAGTGGTCGAGCAGTCTTTCAAGGGCGAACGAGATTCAAATAAAATCGTAGACTTTCTCAACAAATTTTGTGATCGAGTCATTCAGACACACATCGAGAAAGAATTCGACATCCTCTATAAATTAATGAATGCTTACAAGAACGCAATGATGATGGGTCGGGAAGTTATTGCAGAGAAGGGTGTATGGACTGCCAAGAAACGATATATGCTTTCTGTGTGGGATTCTGAAGGAGTCAGATACAAAGAACCCAAGATTAAGATAATGGGAATTGAAACTGCTAGATCTTCTACTCCTGCTTTTGTGAGAAAAGAATTAAAGAAAGCAGTTAATATGATTTTGTGTTCCAACGAAGAAACTCTTCAGAAATTTGTAAAAGAAACGCAGGAAAAATTTAATACATTGCCGCCAGAAGAAATTGCCTTTCCTCGTTCTGTTTCGCAATTAAAAAAATATCAAGATAATTCTTTAAGATATAAAAAAGGAACACCAATTGCAGTTAAGGCGGCAATTATTCATAATGAGATGATTTATTCAATGAAATTGAAAAAGAAATATAGGATTATCGGAGAGGGCGAGAAGATGAAATTCGTGCATCTGAAAATTCCTAATCCTGCGGGAGATGCTGTTGTTGGATTTATAAGCACACTTCCAACGGAATTTGGCGTTCATAAATACATTGATTATGCTCATCAATTTGAAAAATCTTTTATGCAACCTCTAGCGACTATTACAAATGCTATTGGTTGGAGTCCACAAAAAATATCTAGTTTAGATTCGTTATTTGTTTAGTGATTTTTATTTTTTATTTCCCCAAACTCACCTATCTATAGGTGACCATACAGAAAGCGTAATATGCCTATTAAGATTTTAAAAATGCGTACAGGTGAAGAAATTATTGCATCGATTACCGAGAATTTTACAGGAGAAACCGTAACAGGATATAGGATTAAAAATCCTTGCTCTATTGTTCCTGTTCCTGGAAAAGATGGAAGGTATGCAGGAAATATGGCGATGATTCCGTGGATGGCTACAGCAAAGCAAGATTCTGGTTTAGATATTCCTGCTGATGCTGTTTTGTTTCTTGCAGATGCCATCACAACTCTTTCCAATGAATATAATGAAGCATTTCGTGGACTTGTTGTTCCTGAATTGAAACTGTCTACTTGACTTTTTCCAATTTTCGTATATGATATGATTTAACCAAAGGAGATTTATGAAATTAAGTGATATTCTAAAAGCATCAGGCAATAAGTACGCAAGTTTAGCATCAGATGGTCTTGAAGGAAGTGATACAGATACCTATATTCAAACAGGATCGTTTGCATTCAATGCTTTATTGAGTGGATCTTTGTATGGAGGAATTCCTGATAATAAGATTATAGCACTTGCAGGAGAGCAAGCAACAGGAAAAACATACTTTGCAATGAATATTGTAAGAGAATTTCTTGCAAGTAATTCTAAAGCAATGGTGTTGTATTTTGATTCCGAGCAAGCAGTTACAAAAGATTTACTTACTAGTCGTGGTATAGATTGCGAACGAGTTGCAGTTTTTCCAGTAGCAACGGTAGAAGACTTTCGGGGACAATGTATTTCTGTCGTAGACAAATACCTTGAAACTAACAAGGAAGATCGACCACCAATGCTTGTGGTATTAGATTCTTTAGGAATGTTGAGTACAACAAAAGAAATGACTGATACTGCGGCGGGAAAAGATACAAGAGATATGACAAGAGCGCAGGCAGTCAAGGCAACCTTTCGTGTACTCACAATTAAATTAGGTCACGCACATATTCCATTGGTTATGACGAATCACACTTACGATGCTATTGGGTCTTTTTTCCCAACAAAGGAAATGGGAGGTGGTTGTTTAGTTGCTGGAACTAAAGTACATACTAAAGAAGGAGTTGTTCCTATTGAAGAAATAGTTATAGG